CAGCATTTCTCCACCTGCGGTAATTGAATCACGCCACCGATACGGTGTACGCTCAAGCAACGCGTTCAAAATCACCACGCGCTTGATACCGAACTGTATGATTGTACGCGCACACTCTGCACACGAAGCCCATGTGCAGTACACGGTTAATCCGTTTGTGGGCAAACCGTTGTGAATAGACTTGTATATGATTGCGCGTTCAGCGTGTTCCGTGCAGTACCCCTTGTCGCTAGTCTTGCGGGGATATCCTGCTGTCTCAAGCACGGGCAGCACATGATTCCATGACGACAACACCACACCCATGTTGGGCAGGGTGAGAACACATCCAACCTGTGTGTTGGGATCTGTGCTGTGCTGTGCAGCCGCGAATGCGTCTTGCAAGTACATACGATCAATCCACCAGTTGTCGGGATCTGCGGGATACTGAATGGGCGAATCATTGTCCATTGACAAATTTCCTCCAATCAATCGCGCACCGAATCTTCCAATGACGGTTGTTTAGTTCCTTGACAATCTCTTCAAGCAGAGCGATCTTTTCCTTTTGATACACAACCCGTTGCTGTAGTTTGGAAAGGTCTACATCAGAATCCAAATACAGATCAAGATCATTCCGTAGTATCTTTAGCGGAAAGGGATTCCATCCGCGCACAGTCAACTCTTCCTGCGACATCTTGCCTGTGTAGTACTCCCACTTGGCACGAAGCAGTGCTTTCATGTCAAACTCACACTTGGAGAGGGTCAGTTTCTCGTCCGTGAGGAAGTTCAGGTACTTGCTGTGTAGTTGTGGAATCTTCAGGGCTTCAATATCTAAAGCCGCGTCATCCAAGCGCACATCGCGCTCAATCTCTTTGCGAATGTCATCTAAGGTCATAGGAGTTCTCCATGCGGGAGATTCTACACTATAGAGTCAAGCCGTCAAGCACAAATTACAGAACTTCAATATTGTAGTTGCGGTACGCAAAGGTAGCGGTGCATTGAAACGGCTCAGGATCCATTATCGTGGACGAAAAATCAATGGAACCCAATGAACGGGGATACAGCCCCTCAAAGGTCACATTGATTTGTGGATTCTTGGTGCTGTTCAAAATAATGAGATTAGCGGTAGACAGTTGAGTAGCAGGGTAACTAAATTCGCTATAGTCTTCCACATTGGTGGACGAGCGCATCCAATTGAATATCTCAAGCCAGTTTTTCATTTCTTCGTCCACAATAAAAGTAATGCTTAATTCATCAAAGTCCATTTTGGATGGAGCCTTCACAGGCACGAACGGCGTAGGCATGATTACTTCACTCATGGTGACGGTTGGCAGCGAAGCACTCTGACAGAAATACGATAAATTGGGGCTTCGTGCAATGGCAAACCGATAGTAGGTCGGCAGCAGCGGATTGATCCGCTCGGGATACCGATTTTCTATTTGTTCGGGAATGGTGTCAAAATTGTATTTGTTTGCCATAACAGTATGTAGAAAAGAAAAGGGGAGGGCACTAAGCCCTCCCCAATTCTTTGCTTTATGAGCAGTCTATTACGATGCAACACCGTGGAGGTTGTCCACGCGGAACAGACGGTAGTAGACATTGCTACGCACATCAAGTGCGCCGCTGCCGATGGCTGAACCCTTAGAGAATGGGTTGGAAACCATGCCGTAGCGGGTCTTGAATGCCATCTTGGGTTGGAAGGTGTCAGTGGTAACTGCACGCATCATCTGTAGCGGAACATAAGGGCAGTAGAACAGACCCGCATCATACGGGCTAGTTCCCTTATATCCAACGCAGACGAAGTTGGGGTTGTTAGCACTGCTGTCGATGTACGGATCAATGTACACCTTGACCTTGCCGTTGAGGGTACCAGCAAAGGTGTTGCCGGTGTCATCAACATCAAGGCTGACATTCAGCGCAGGGCTGATGTTCAGGAAGCCACCCATTGCGAGAGCAGAAGCAACATCTGCGGAGCAGACGATAAAGTTGCCCTTACCGCGACGAGTATCCTTGGCGATCTGATTGCACTCACGCTCAATCTGGAACATTAGACCACGGAACTTTTCCGCGCTCCAACGACCGTCAGAGTCCTGAATGAGATCGTACACACCACCGACAGCCAAAGCACCAGCCTGAGTCAAACCACCAACTACGGTCTTGTAGTACAGGTCGGTCTGCTGTGCGCCAAGTTTGGCGTTACGGTAAACGGTACGAACCACTTCGCGGTTGATTTCAGCAAGGATTTCCGTGCTGAGAATGTTGGCGAGTTCGGTTTCAGCATCCAAGCCGTGAACAGCCTTGAGATCCTGAGCCAGTTCCACCGAGTAGGACGCAGCAAGTGCGCGTGTCTTGGCTTCAACAGCCACACGCTCAATGCTGAAGCCCATTTGGGCAGGAGCAATATTTTCACCAGTTGCGGTGTTGTGTCCTGCACCAGTGGTAAGACCGGCGACATTGATTGGATTACCAAGACCAGGCACACCTTCGAACGGATCAGCAAAGAACGCACCAAAGGTTCCTCCCGAAACACCGCTGATAGAACCTTGGCTCTTATTCTGAGCATTAACGCCCGAGAACGCAACCTGTGGTTCGTTGAAGAAGGCTTCTGCACCAAAAGCACCACCATCATTGGTGTTAGCGTACTTGGTACGCATTGCGAAGATCAAGCCTGTCGGAGCCGACATAGCCTGAACGCCGCAGATGTCGTAAGCCATGAGATTCGGCATGGCGCGACGAACCAATTGGATAAGAATTGGATCGTAGCCCTGAATCTGTGCGCCGGTATCTTGACCGACAATGCCGGTGCCGCTCATGTTGCTGGTTGGACCTTCGGTCAGCATCTGCTGACGGATTGCCTTCTCCTGGTTTTCCAGAAGGGTAGCCATTGTTGCGCGCTTATGGGCATCCGTAATGGGAGCCATATCCTTGTGATCTAGAACGGGCTTCCACTTGCGGATAGCCTGTTCTGTTAGAAATTTATCTTCCATGTTCATACTCCTTGGTTGTAAACAGTCTGTGACTGTGAATTACTGTCGTGACTTGCTCATTGAACGCACTACGGCTTCAACGAGTGGTGATGCTTCTGAAGCCTCTTCGAAAGATTCCTCAAGAGAATCTTCAGTAGCGGTTTCGTTTGCAACTGTTCCGATGTTCTCAATGTTCTCGCGGAGAACACTGATCTTCTCGGCAAACTGTTCAACGGTGTCAAAGTCCAGGTCTTCTGCAAGACGACGGAGTTTTTCTACCTCTGTATCAGTTAGTCCTTCGGAAATCTGACGGAAGACGATCTCGCACTTCAACTGCTCGACCTCTTCAACCAGTTCCATGTTCTTTTCGACCTGGCTCTTGAGTTCGCCGTCAAGGGTTTCAACCTCTTCAACGGTGGACTCAAACAGGTCTAGTTTCTCTTCAGGAACCTCAATGTACGACTCAGCAAAGAGTCCACGAAGGTTACCAATGAAGTTTTCTGTGATCTCGGTGCGGAGTCCCTGCTCAACAGCAAGGCGGTTCTCCTGCATCCACTCTTCAACCACATAGTTCAGGTACTCGTCAATGCGCTCAACGAGTTCTTCGGTGACAGCCACGGTGTGCTGCTCAAGAAGAGTCTCGTACTGCGCCTGAACTTCTTCTTCAATCTGACGGGTACGCTCGTTGAGGTGAGCCTCAAACAGAGTAGCAGCCGAAGTCTTGAAGTCCTCAGAGAGTTCCTGACCGGTCAAGAGAGCAACAATGTCTTCCTTGACGGTGGGCTTGATCTCAGGGATCTTGGTTTCAGCCTTAGCCGCAGAAGGCTTGGCTTTGATAGTGCCCTGATTCTTGCCACTGGCATCGCCGGTTGGCTCGGCAATCTTGGCACCCTTCTTGTTCACATCATGGCTGATCTTGGTGCTGGCGTAGTCGGAGGCGGCTTCTTCAACCTTCTCCTTGCTCTTCTTGCCGAACTTGCCCTTCAGGAAGGCAGGCATCTTCTTCTTGCCCTTGGAGTCTTCCTCTTCGGAATCTTCCTCCTCTTCTTCCTCTTCTTCCTCGGACTCTTCGTCCTCGGACTCTTCCTTGGCTTCTTCGATTTCTTCTTCTTGGAGTTCTTCCTCGGCAAGAGTATCCTCATCAGAGGTGTCTTCGCCTTCGGTGATATCCGTGTCCTCGGTGTTCTCGGCTAGAAAGCCTTCGCCCAGGATTACCTTCTTGATGACATCTTCGATGTTTTCTCTTGCCATGACTGTGAATCTCCTTCGTTGGAAATATGTAGACTACTCAGAGTTTTGAAATGAAGTCTTTGAACAGCCGAATGGCTTGTTCTTCTAAATTACGCGATGAAGTCTTTTCAATGATCTTCTTGTAGTTCTCGACCTCTACAGGCTTGAGAACACCACCGTCCCAAATCCACTCCCGACCTTCCATGATGCCATTGACGAAAGCATTGGGAGCAGAGGGATCTGCAACCACATCCACCGCAGCCAGCATGAAGTCTTCCTGCACAACATTCACCCCGTCCTGCTCCTTGAGACTGCCCATGCCACGGGACGAAACGCCCAGTTTGACACCTTCGTCTATGAGGTTGCGGACAATCTTGCCGTATGGGGTGTCAAGAATTTTGGCT